TATAAACTAGTAGTAGATGCATTTCGGGAAATGGCACAAGATATTACTGCTGCATTATCTTCATTACCAGCTGGAGAATTAGAACGTATATTTAAAAACGGCCGAGTATTTGCAAACATGGAAATTATTTATCCAGCAACTAAAAATGTAATTGCATATGATAAAGCACATCTTCAGTTTCATAACTTAGTTGAATATGATGAAAAAGGCAATGTTGTTGAAACTGACTTAACCGGTGGTGCAATGATGCAAAAAATCATACAAGATGCAAATGCTCATATGCAAAATACATTTTCATTTATTCCGCCACAACGTATTAAACTAGGGCGTGTATATGATTTTGAAGATCAACAAGCAGCATTTTATAATGAAATTGATCAACTTCGAGACAAGTATGGATTAAAAGATACGGATTTGTTAAGTGATTATCATAAAGCATGGTGGCGTGATGTAATACAAACAAAAGCAAATGAAGTAGGATACGAAATACCGGATGATATTTTAGTAACATTAACCCAGCGCTGGGCATTTGATAATAAATCTACAAATATATCAGTACTTAAAAAACAAATTGATAATCCGGAATTTGTTGCATGGGTTGATGCATTTGATAAAAAAGATTTTAAACAATATCGTAAACAAAACTTAGAACCGTTTGAATCAATCTTTTTACGTTTAGGTGTATTAGTATTGCAAAATGCATCTAATTTCTTAGCAGCAAATCCTAGCCGAACTGTGCAAGCAATTAAATCCGAATTATCACAATTGATTAAAGATTTACAAGGATCTCCAAATGAAGATACGTTACGTAAATTAGAGTCAGAACTTCGTAGAATTCAGAAGTTAGGAGGATTTGATTCAATTGTACCGTCTGAAGGCATAGTATTTACATATCAAGGTAACACATACAAGATGACAGGAGCATTTGCACCAGTGAATCAGATATTAGGCGTATTAAAATACGCACGGTGATATTTATATAAAAATAGGATAATTTAAAATGGCTCAAAAACATAAAAGCAAGTATAAAGCTCCAAAAGATCTAGAAAAATCACAAAAACCAAAAGCTCGTAAAGATCTTAAAGATTATACAATGGATGATAAAGATGGAGGATTAAATCCAAAATCTACCAAAGATAAACAATTAGGTGTATTACGTAAAACGGATAAAGAAGTTGTTGATACTGGTAAATTGGATATTAAGTATGATGCTGATGATCGTCTTTATACAAAAATTGAAGATGGTGAGTATGATCCTAAAACTGCAGCAAAACGACTAAATAAACGTTCTGAAAAAGAAGAAAAAGAAACTGCGGATGTGTTAAAAGATAAAATTGAAAATTTAACTCGAGAACAAAAAGAACAAATTGTTCGTGAATATATTCGAAGAAAAATTAACAAAGTATTAGCAGAACAAGCAACACCACCAACTGACGAAGAACAGCCGACAGAAGAACCAGAAGCAACACCAACCGAACCAGAAGCACCAGAAGCTACTGATACGACTGCAACACCTACTGCAACACCTGCTGCAGCACCAGATATGACTGCAACACCCACACCTGCTGCCGATCCAACTGCTGCAACACCAACTGAAGAGCCTGCTACAGCCGAAACAACACCTGAACCAGAAGTCGATCCAGAAACTAAAAAAACAATGGATACCGATCGTTTTGTTCAATCATTAAAAATGATGCCTGGTACAGTAGAAAAAATCAAAGCAATTGCTAATGTAATTAAATTAGCAACCAATGAATTAGAATATGATGATTCTAAAAACTTCTTCCAATTATTACGTACATACGCAATTAATAAATTAGAAAGATTAGGCTCAGAAAAAGAATCTAAAAAATAGTTATATGTCAAAAAAGTTACAAAACATTAAAGCCGTTCAACAAATGTTGGAAGGTAATCACAAGTTTCAAACAAAAAAGACCATTGGATTTTCTGATGCAAATGAAACTGCTGAAAAAAATCGAAAACGTTTAATAGGAGACGTTTGGGAAGAAACTGATTCTGCAACCGGAATTACCCATGTAATCGAACAACGAGATGGGTTTCGAATTAAAAAAACAAAAAGCAGTGATGTATTGCAAGAAGTTCGAGACGAAGTTCGTTCATTTCCTAATTGCCGTAAAGAAACATGTACATGTTTAGGTAAACATCCCATAGATCAAAAAATGCAAAAAATACATGGAATGTGTTTTGATTGTGTGGTTGAAATGGAACATGAATTAAAAAAATCTGGCAAATATACAGAATATGAACAGACAAAAATTCGTGAAAATGCCTTAGCTTGGTTAGCTTCTGCAGAACGAGATGTTGCTATGTTAAAACAAGCATATACTCAAGCATCTGAATTCGTAACAAATTCGGCCGGCGAAAAAGAATCATGGTCAGCTCGTATGACTTCTGAGGAATTTGAAGAAACAATACAAAAACAATTTGATAAATTTAAAGAAAACTTTTTAACAAAATTAAATGGACAAACAAATGAAAATGATTAAAAAATATTGGGCAATACTAGTAGGAGCAATTATTGCAATTATCGGAATATTTGCAGTAACATCGCGTCGAAATTCTGATAAAAAATCGGATAAACTAAAAAAACAAATTGATGACAACACGCAACAAGTTAATCAATTGCAAGGTAAAGTTGATGTTATAGAAGAACAACGAGAATCTGTTAAAACAGAAATTGAACAACATGAACAGACAATTGAAGAGTTAAAACATGAAAAAGAAAATATTGTTGTAGAAGAAGCTAAAACGGTACAAGCTGCAAAAGAAAATATTTTAAATAAAACACGCAGAGGTCGTAAACCTAAAAAGAAATAGTTATGAAACGTTTATTATTATTATTAATATTTCCCATTTCTTGCTTTGCACAAGAAGTTGATGATACTTGTTTTACGGAACAAGAAATATTAGATATTTCATTTACACTCGATTCACTTTACAAAGTTATTGATATAAATGATAATATCATAATAGAACAAGAATTTTTAATTGATAAACAAAGTAAATTAATTGAATTAGATTCAATACAATTATCATATAAAACACAACAAATAGATTTATTACAGAAAAATATAAATTTATATGTTGAACGAGAAAAGCGTTTACAGCCAAAATGGTTTGATAATAAAGCAATTTGGTTTGGTAGTGGTATTTTAACTACGTTATTTACTGGCGTAATTATCAATCAATATTTAAAATAAATGTCGCAACCTAACATAAAGCAAATAATACAGCAACAGTACATGATGTGTGCTAAAGATCCTGTATTCTTTATGCGTAATTATTGTTATATCCAACATCCAAAACGGGGTAAGATTAAATTTAATCTGTTTCCATTTCAGGAAGATTCATTAACTGAATTGCGAGATAATCGATACAATGTTATTTTAAAATCTCGGCAGTTAGGTATATCAACATTATCAGCTGGCTTTGCTTTATGGAGCATGTTATTTGCAGAAGATTTCAATGTGCTTGTTATTGCCACTACGCAAGAAGTAGCAAAAAACTTAGTAACTAAAGTGCGAGTGATGCATGACAATTTACCAAGTTGGCTTAAAGGTACAGTTGAAGCAGACAATAAATTGTCTTTAAAATTTAAAAATGGTTCGCAGATTAAAGCAGTATCATCAGCAACCACCGGAGCTCGATCAGAAGCATTATCATTATTAATTGTGGATGAGGCTGCTTTTATTAGAAACATTGAAGAAATATGGATAGCATCACAAGCAACTCTATCAACGGGTGGTGGTGCTATTGTATTATCTACACCCAATGGCGTTGGTAACTGGTTTCATCAAACATGGGCAGATGCTGAAGCTGATATTAATGGCTTTCACACAATTAAACTGCATTGGACAGTGCATCCAGAACGAGATCAGCAATGGCGTAATGAACAAACACAGCTTTTAGGTGAACGGGGAGCTGCACAAGAATGTGATTGTGACTTTGTAAGTTCGGGACATACTGTTGTTGATGGTCCATTATTATTAGAATAT